GAACGTTGTTGAACGTTAAAAAACAAAAAACCCGCATAAGCATTAAGCTTTATGCGGGTTCTTGGACTTCTTGGAACTTCTTGGAACTTCTTGGAACGTATACTTGGCGGAGAGAGGGGGATTCGAATTAACGCTATGTTCAGTGGCTGCACGGCCTGCACGGAAATGCTGGCAAAAAGCTGTCATTCGGGGCGGTGGCGGCATAGTTGTTCGTTCGCAGCTAGTCGCTATCCTGCTTCAGGCCGGCAAATTGTAGCCGCAATGTCGATTTAAGGTCTTTTGTTGGCATCTTCCACGCCATTTTTGCAATAGACCCGATATGGAGTTTTTGAGGGCCAGTGGCTCCGTCTATATGAAAGCAGAATCGATATTCGTTTTGGTGTTCGTAAATGTTCCGTTTTTGAAAGGCGGCTGCCATTCCTGTGAATTCGCCGTGGAAAGTATCGGGATCGTAATATTTGACCAAGGTGCTGCGACACTCGATATTCGCCTCTGTCGCAGTGCTTCGGACTTTTCCTATAAAAGCCGGAACATTGTGAACAACGACGGCATACTCACCAAGTCTTGATATTTCGTCATTAATCGCGCATTGAGTTTGCAGCAGACTATTTATCCTCTCGATTGCCTGAATTCGTTCTTCTTCGGTCTCATATGATTCCGTCCAATTCTCGGCACTCACGGCATACGTACAAAATAGATTCAACTTTTCTAACCATGTTTCCTGCATGATGATCGGGCCAGCTAAGTCGCTCTTGTGTAGTTCGATGGTTTGCACATTACCCTGCGAGTCTGTTGCGGTTAGGACTGCTGAGACGAATTTATCCGGCTGGTGCATGCCGGTTACTCCTTCGTATTGGTCTCCTCTGTCAGCATCGCCCTCGATGCGCTTGAAATCTCCCAAGGTCTTGCAATACATCTCACCTTGATTAAAGAACGCGTCCGCATGTGCTTCGTCCTTGAAAATTTTTATGAGTAGGTAGATGATTTTTCCGGTCAATTGAGCGCTCCTTAAGTCAGTCCAGCACATATTACCTAAAGCACCAAAAAACGCCTCCTAGGTGCGTCAAAATGCGTCACAAACTACACCCTCGCCTCGGGCATCAAAGCCAGGTCCGGCAGGAGTCGCCGCCTGACGCATTTTTGAGTCAAAACAGCTCTATGAAGCGGGCAGGCGCGGGGTGGGGGCAACTGCGCGCCAGGGGTCTGGAACGCTGCTATACTGTATATTAATACAGTTATTATTGTCACAGTTACATTATTTGTTGTCGAAATGAAAGTTTCCGTCATCCGAACCCGTGTACGCGGCGTCCTCCTGCCGAAGGGGAGGTGGTCGCGCGAGTCCACCTATGATGGCGAGCTTTCCATCTCGGTCACCCGCGACAACCGCCTCAACCGGTTGAGTAAGACCGCGCGATTGTTGTATGGCCAGGAGCCTCAGCGTGCTATCGAACTGCTCGACGTGACCTTAGAGTGGGTGAACGAAGAACGCCTCGTATTGACCGGCTTTGAGACTTACAAGGAAAGCGACCAGATCATCGACTATGCGCAATCTTGGCTGTGCCTGGTGGGCTTGGGGCGACGTTTGAAGACTGAGCAAGACCTGTACGAGGAGCAACGCTTTCGGACCGCTCAGGGTCGCGGGATGGCTGCGCCGACTCGGAAATAGAAGGTCGGGCGGCGGCTGGCCGGTGCCGGCGTAGAATAAAGTTTTTCGCTGCCGCGAGTCTCACATGTGCGTCAACTATAAACCGCCCACGCGTGCGGAGCTGCTGGAATTCATGCACTCGAGAATGAACGCCCCGGACGACTGGCCGGATGAGTGGCCGATAACCGACTGGCCGGAGGACACATGGCAAGATCGCGCCGCGCCCATCATCCGATCAGGCGTATCGCCAGACGGCCGCGCCGAGGTCGTCATCGGCTCCTATGGATTCATTCCAAAAAGCCACCTGCCGGAAGGTAAGAAAAGCTACACGACCATGAACGCGCGCGCCGAGACTATCGGAGAAAAGCGCGCGTATGCGAAAGCATGGCGGCAAGGGCAAACCTGCCTCGTGCCGATGCACGCGTTCCGCGAGCCGAACTATGAATCGGGTAAGTCTGAATGGTGGTCTATTGGCATGGCAGACGATGCCCTCTTCTGCGTTGCTGGCCTGTGGCGAACCTGGGCCGAGGCCGACGGCAGCGAATCATTTTCTTTTACGCAAATCACGGTCAACGCCGACGAGCATCCGCTCATGAGCCGCTTTCACAAGCCGGGAGACGAAAAGCGCAGCCTCGTCATTGTGCCGCCCAGCGAATATGATGATTGGCTATCCTGCCGCGATCCAGAGGTCGCCAGGTTCATGCTGTCGCTCTATCCTGTCGAGCTCATGAAAGCGTGGCCGCCGGCGCGCAAGCCGGTCGCCGAAGAGGGAACGCCGCAACTCTTTTAACTTCACGTGGAATATTTATTGTGCATACAATAAATAGATTGACCGCCTCATTTATTGTGCATACAATAAATGCATGGACATCACTTACGACACCAACAAAAATAATCGCAACATCGAAGAACGCGGACTGTCGTTTGATCGCGTTGCAGACTTCGATTTCGCGAGCGCGTTGTACTCCGTTGATGATCGCCATGAATACGGCGAAACTCGTATCGTTGCCATCGGCTATTTAGAAAACCGTCTACATGTGCTGTGCTTCGTTGAAACAGAAAATGGCGTCCGCGTGATCAGCTTCCGCAAAGCGAACTCAAGAGAGGTAAAACATTATGAATCGCAATAAACCATTGACCGATAAGGACGGCGAAGTCCGCTCGCTGGGTAAAGGCGACATCGCCGGCATGAAGAAATTGACGGCACTGCCGGCATCGCTGCAAGCGAAGTTAAAGCCGCGCGGCCGCCCTGTCGCTGAGACCACAAAAGAACGCATCACGATTCGTCTGTCTCCTGACGTTGTAGACAAATTTCGTGCAACCGGCCCAGGCTGGCAAACACGCGTCGATGCCGCATTGACCGACTGGCTCAAAGAACATTCACCGCAAGACGTGGCTGCATAGGGAAAGAAACATGCTTGTCGAAACATTGAAAGTCACATTGGCAGACTTGCTGCCGGAGAAAGGCATTGCTGTCTCGCTGGTCGGTGAAGCATCGCCGTACAGGATTAGCGAGCGTCTTCATGCTGCGTTGAAAGAAGTCGCGGAGCATCGCGGCGCGCCGATATCTACTGTGCTTCACGCGTTACGCGCAGAGATACAGGCGTCGCAATAGAAAAAGGCCGCATGCTCATGCGGCCTTTTCTTTTTCTACCTCCCGTTGCGCGCTCGCGCCGCCTCTTCCTTTTCATAATCGTCCCTGCAATCGTCATTGCAGAACAAAATCTCAGGCTGCAGCGTCTCATCGCAAAAATGACAATGGCAGTCCGGCAGCAAAACCGGACGGCGGCGCACAGCCGCCAGGCCGGCGGAAACGGTTGCAAAAATTCGGTTGTCAGCGATATCGGCGTGGTCGCTCATGGTCTATTCCCCCGTGGATAAGTTGTAGGGATCGAAGCTGATGACTTGCTCGCCGGCCCATTCGTTGATTGCCTCGAACTGCGCTTGCAGCGGTGCAATCTCATGGCGGGCGAAGACGTTCGCCGCCGGCACGATGGCACCGAAGCCGCCCGAGTTGCTGGGGACGATGCCCAGCAGTTGCGGCGGCACGCGGTGCGCCGCGAGCACGTCGTCGCGTGTGGCGGCCTTGATGTTGAAAAATTCGTCTTTGGCGGCAATCTCCGAGACCGGCAAAATCTGGATGCCGTCCTTCTTGCCGCCTGGTGCGTACATGAACAGATTGCGGAAATTTCCCGGCCCCTTGCTCTCGCGCAGCGCCCGGCGCAAACCGTCGACATCCTCCTGGCTGTTCGCCGTGTCGGTCATGTACATGATGAAACCGGCGTGGGAACCGTTCTTGTAGTAGCGCCGGCGGAACAGCGTCGCCGATTCATTGAGCCACGCTGATTGCAACGCGCTCAGATACTGCGGCACGCCGTACAGTTCTTGATTAACGTCGGGCTCCAACATGTGCCAGACAGAACCGGGCTCGAACTCATACGACGCTTGCCCGTTCGTGACGAAGAAATAGCGGCCGTCCTCGACGCCGCGCCGCGTGTATTTCGCCAGCGCAGGTTTGATTTTCAGGAGGCGGTTCGTGGCGCTGCGCCTCGCCTCGGCGTAGCAGTTGCCGAACGTCAGATGATCGAGCGCCAGGCGCTTAAAATCCTCGCGCGACAAGATCGGCGACGGCTTAAAAGTCGAGGTCAAAATATTGACCTTGAACAGGATTGCGCTGCTGTGGTGAACGCTGGCCGTGAACGACTTCGCCAGGCCGGCCAGGTCAACCGGCGGCTCGTACCAGTCGCCCACGCGCCAGCACTCGAAGCAATCGAAAATCTCTCGGCTGTCCAGCACCGAGACAGGATCGCCAAACGTGAAGGATTCGACCCGGCCGGCGGGTTCCGTGGTCGCCGCTGGCGACACGTCCGCCAATGGCCGCGCGCCGCCGTATTTCTTGTTCTTTCTCATGCGTACATCTCCATAAACGATTGACTGGTTTGTGTGCCGCCTTCGAACGGTTCGTGATCTAGGGCATGCATCACCGCCCACGCAAGGTCTGCATGGCCGGTTTCTTCGGAGCGTCCGGCGTCATAGGTGACGGCACGGCCGCTGGGGGTGAGTGTTTTGCGAATCGCCATGAACGATTGCGCGATATCCGTCCATCCGGCATCGAACTGCAAGCGGCCTTTGTAGATGACGTTCTGCGCTTTCAAGACCATGCGCGTTTTCACTTCGGGCGAATAGTTGATCGCCGTCACGGCCGGGAAGAATTGCTTCACCAGTGGGAAAACGCCGATGCCCATGCCGGTCGTGTCGATGCCGATGTATTCGACGTTGTAGGTCTCCGTCATTTTCTTGATGAGCGCGGCCTGTGCTTCGAAGCCGATGTTTCGCCATTGGTGGCGCTCAAGAATGCGGATAGGGCCGCCCGGCACCGACGGCGGCGCGATGACGGCACAGCCGGCGCTGTCGCCCGTCAAAGAAGGGTCGTATCCGATCCACACGGGGCGATGCGCAAATGGACGCGGCGCGAGGAACTTCACGTCGTCCCAGGCCACCCAGGAATCGACCATGCAGCGTTGTAAATCGGCCAGCGGAAACACCGACGCGGAATCGTCGATGAAATTACACATGAGCAGATTTTCAAACTGATCCGGCGTGTATTCGAAGTCGCGGAGCTCGTCTATATCGAACAGGTTGCAACCGCCTTTTTCCGCGTCCAAAATAGTGACGATTTGCCGCCAAATTTTGTCTTCGCCGGTGAAGCCCGACGACAGACGCTTGTGCGTGATGTCGATACTGATCTTGTCGCCCTTGGTGCGGCGACGGTTGAACCTCTCCCCCGTCCAAAGCGCATAAGCCTCGTGTGTGGTGGCTGATGGCGTCGAGAAGTAGGTTTTGCGATACATCTTCTGCATCGCCATGCCGGACGCGACCTTGTTCAGTTCCGTGAAATTGTGGGTCCAGAAAAATTCATCGAAATAGAAGTTGCCGTGGTAGCCCTGGGCTGTACGCGCGTTCGTGCCGAGGAAATACAGATGCGCGCCGTTCGGCAGCACAATCGGATCACCCGACAGTTCGACGCCGCATGCCTCCTTCGCGAATTGGATGATGTATTGCTTGAAAACGTGCGCTTGCGACTTCGATGCCGATAGAAAAATCTGATTACGGCCGCTCTGAATCGCATCGACCAGGGCTTCGCGCGCAAAGTACCAGGTAGCGCCAATCTGACGCGATTTGAGAATCGCCCGCGTGCGTTGCTCGGCGTTGCGAAACCATACCTTTTGATAATCGAACAGAGAGTCGTTGAACGCTTCCAGCAGCTTGCTTTGTTGCTCATCGCTGAACTCGTTGCGGCTTGGCTTTTTCTTCGGTCCTGCGTTGCGATTTGCGATGTTCGGATTAAGGTCGCCCTCATGGCCGCCCGGCTGTTCGTAGCGTCGCACGCGGGCCAGTTGCACGACCTGGCGGCCGAGCAAATCAATCTCCTTGTAATCGCTGCCGGTCTTTACTTCTTTCGCAATCAGTTGCACCATGCGCGCTTCGATGGCGAGTTCAATTCGCTCGGACGCTGGCACCTTTTCCCATCGGTCGCGGTGCTTCCAACTATTGACGGTCGAACGCTTCACGCGCATGTGACGTGCAATCGACGACACACGCCAGCCCTGGAAGTACAGGCCCCGCGCCTTGCGTCGCGGCTCGGTCATCTCGTCGAGTTTTTCAGTGGTGTTTTCGGAAATTTCTAACATGTCGCCAGCGTAGGCGGCGCGCGCGCGTAGCGGGTAATCGGCGAAGCCAGTAAGCCTTT